CTCCCTTAGACTCAATTTCCGCCTTTGGAGCATAACTCTTCTCATTATTACACAAATCAATAATCAAACGAGTAGGTGGTACTTGTACCTTATCAGCCTTTTCGTTGGCCATATCATCAACAATAGCGACTAACTTGTCTGATGTCCATGTAGACATATATTTATCAGCAGCATTAATACTAGCACGATATTCTTTACCACAAGGTAAATTTGCAGAAGTTAATAATGCATCGACCAAAAGCTCTCCAAATGTGGTCTTGCCTTGAGAACTATTACCAAATAATTCCAATGCGAATGGAGCCTCTCGAATGCCACCAGCAACTTTCAAAGCAACAAAATCATTACGAATAGTAAGCAATTTACAAATCCTATCGCTAAAAAGTTTCTTTTCGAACCCTTTAAAAGAGCCCGACATCTTACGCAATTTACTGGTAAGATTCTCAAGACGCCGATCAAACTCATTCTCTGAATGGGAAGTAAATTTTTCAAGGTTTCCAGATCTTGTTAAATCCCACCATTGCATAATCAAATTATACTCATCATCCAGCTCAAGTGATTCTTGATCACCAATTAATAAAGGTTTCAAAGAACCTCTCTTGAAACACATATAAGCTCCTTCAACAAAATACGTGACGGTGTTAACAATAGCATCAAGCAAATCAAATGAATCGCGATGTTTGACAATAGCTTCCTTGGAAAATAACTTAAATCCCCCAACACTAAAATCCAACACCGATGCATTACATAACCCTGCAACAACAAGCACACTAATAAAATTAGAGACTTGACTAAATAGCTTATTGTTCTTAACAATATTCCAGTTGTCAGTAACACTTCGAAAAGCCTCCAACCATCGCGGGGATTCAAAATTTTCATCTCCACCCTGCGATTCGATCATCAAGCTTTCAATATAAGCGTAAACCATACCAGACATCGAACCATTAAAATGCTCGCGCGTATATAAGTATACAATGGCTAAAATCTGCTTAACACTAACTGCTTCTCTAACAGACAAAAATAATGCCAACAATCCTTCGATTTCTCGCACTATATTGTCGGGTAAAACTATACTAGCCATCTGGGCTAGATTCTCAATATGATCAAGAATAACAGGTAATTTTTCCACACCAAATTGTGTGGAAAATTTCTCCAATCTACGATGTTCCTTTCGCAGATCACGATCCTTACCAGAAATTTTACTTTCATAAATTTCCGTAAGGTCGTCTTTAGACATGTTTTCGGCCCAATTAAGGGCTGAGGACATCTGGTCCTCGTTGCCGATTTGAAATTTAAATTCGTTAATGCTCGCTGAGCTTCGCAATTTCATAATGTTCATGAAGGTAAAACGATCAAATGAACGCTGATCAGACTAATCTTAAACTTCAACTAAAGCAAACTTAAATCTAAACACGGTCACGCCAATCACAACACAAATAGGCTTTAAAAGCACTTACGATAGTGTCATACATGACTACACCCGCGAGTTCCTCACAAATACTCAAAAAGGGGGAAGAAACACGTCTTCGCTATACCACTTCTACTTCACAATAACTGTAATCTGGTTCGGCCAAACCAGTGTCTAATGAAATAGGTTGATATATCTTCCGCCTAAATGCAAAAAGGTCTTACCCTAAGCACTTGATATTGAATCATAGAAATAAATGTACAATAGTATCCAAATAAGACTCAAAATATTGGATATTTAAGACCACTAAATCCATGTGGCCAGCAATATCATCAAGTAGATTACCACAACTACTTTCAATTGCCAAAACAAAACCTATTATATTTCAAATAGGGTGTGGGATTGGTAATACGAACTCCCACTAAAAAGTGAATTTAATATCCCGGGCACTAAAATCCGGTAAGATAAAAT